TCTGGCGAATTGCCCATTGGCCATCTTCAGCGCTCGCTCCTTGCCGCTCTTCCTATTCGAGATAGGATGGGGATTCGTGCGGCGCTCAATCAGATGCAGCGGTCCAGTGGCACTAATAACAGCGGTCGGATTCGCAGTACCCTTGACGTCGTATTTCGCACCGACGCGAGCGCCGCGCGCGCCGACTCCGGACAATCGCATATCGCCAGTGGCACCACGAATCTCGTCCCGGATTCCACGCGTAACGAATAGAGCCGACTGCTGCACTCCCTGAAGCTGTGCGCGTTCCAGAGCCTCAGGGAGCGCTGCAGCCATCCGCGCCACGTCACCTAGGTCTCGCATAGGTCCAGCGTCCCTACGCAGCCACAGGCTCGTTTTCGGCCGCCTCTGCCCTGCTCTCCTCGTCGGCCATCACTGGCGGAGCAACGATCGCAGTAGGCTTCGCGGAGCACGGGAGGCTAACCTCGAATGTGGCGTACTGATTCGCCGTGCCGCCGACCACAGCCTCAATCAGCGTGACCTCTCCAGTGAATCCCGGATTAGTCGCGCTGATAGTTCCGCCGAGCGGCGTCAACACGAAGGTGTACTTCTCGCCGGCTGAATTCCAAAGCAGGATGGACAAATCGGCCACATCTGCATAGGCCTGGAACCCGCCCAGATCCAGCGTGAATGTAGCGCCACCAGACTGCTCCGAGAACGTAGCACAGAACGTATCGTAGGTAATACTAGCTCCGCCTCCGCCAGCCGGCGTGATCTGTGCCTTATTCAGCTGGCATCGATATTCCTCTGCCGTGCCCGATGCAACTGGCTTAAGCGAGAGCGTCACGTCTCGCATCACGAATGGTGCTGTGGTAAGTGCCATTCCTCAGACTCCTGTCATATCCCGAATTGCACGACGTACACAACTGCTGGCAGGTCTTGCCCTCCAACATTGGCTTGCCCGGATTGTGCCGATACAATGCGCAATCCGGCGATACCGAATAACGAATCCAGAACAGCGGGGATGAACCCCTCGAGATAGTTCGTCGATCCCGGCATATCGTTTCGTTGAGCTATCGTCACTATGGTCGCCGTCACCAATCCAGGAACACAGAATGACTGCGCATAGGTATTGGCAGTGAAATCCATAGTGAGATTGTCAACGAACGCCAATGGTGGAGCTGGCGCGTCCGGCGGATATGGGAGGCACTCGATGCCCGCAGCCGTAACGGCATTAGCCAATTCCGTCCGCGAATCATCGAGTGCCGACATTATGCGACTCCCTCAGGAATCTCGAGAATAGCGCGGAGGCTAAAGATAGTCCGCGCACTATCCGGGTCTCGAGCCGGGATCGCAATCAATGCCTCGCCGAATCCACTGACAGCCTCTGGGGAATTCCGCCGCGATAAGAGCCGGGAAGCTCGCCGCATTTCCTCTCCACAGGCTAGCGACCGCGCTTCTGGCACGGTCTCAATTTCGGATACCGGCACTCCCAAATCGGCCACTATTCCAGCCTCTGCTTCATCGAGACAGAACTGAAGTAGTGGGTCCGGAACAGTGGCAGTAGCAGAGCCGGTCCATAACCGGAACTCCGCTACCGTCACCAGAATTGCCATCAGGCTACTTCTTCTGCGATGCCTGAGGAGTCTGCTCAGACGCCTGCCGAGCGGTGACGGCTGTAACCGTACCAGTGACCTTCGTAATTGCCTCAGGACGCTGGATAACAGCCTTCGCGCGTGCCTCAACAAGCGTAGTCAGAACGTTGTTGATAAATGTATTGGCATGGCTATCAGTAGTGAAGACCTGCACCTCACTTCGAACCAATTCCACCATTCCAGCAGTGAAATCGCCAACGAATGCGGTGCCCGATGGAACCGCACCAACCGGGACAGGAACGACTCCCCAGAAATTGGGATTGATAGTCGGCCCGCGAAGGGTTGCCTGGAACACATCGATATCCAGCGCCGCGTAATCGGCCGGATTGACCACAGCCGCCTGTGGCTGATATCCAGCGGTCTGGACCGTCGCAACGCCGAGCCTGATGCACTCGAGAAGAGTGCCAGTAGCATTCGCCGTCACAGGAATACTGGCATTCGCGACGAGCTCGGCGGCTGCCAGTGCCTCCCGCTTATCCAGAATACCACGCGCCAGAGCTGCATTCAGGAACTGGACCAGACCTGGAGCGTCCTCTCCGAACTGACGAGAATACTGTGCCCAACTGGCAATCGTATCCAGTGTGATGGTCGCGAGAGCCGGCGCAATTGCCGCTTCCGTCTTTGCAGCACCTTCTGCAGTCACGGTGCCGAGCGGCGCTGCAGCCGGGTAGGTTACCCATTCGACAGCGCCTGACGAGACCGTCACGCGCGCGATAAGGTCCAGAAGCGGCGTCTGCCGAGCCGGCACAGCACTAGGTGCAATTCGCGTTGCCTGCACGATTCCTGGGAAGGTGTTCGTGAGGATAGGTGCCCGCTCCTGGAATGCATCAAACGGCATGCTAACTCGCCCAGAAGTACCGCGCGGCAGGAGCTTGTAATCCTCATATGCCTTGGATCGAATCCAGGCTTCACCGACGGTCGGGATTGCCTCGAGACGCTGCTCCTCATCCTTCTTCTGATCCTCGCGATGGCGAAGAGCAATAGAATCGATCTTCATGGAAGCGTTCTTACGCTCTTCCCATTCGACAATGCTCTGAATCTTCGCATCCAGGTTCTCCACCTTGGTGCGATTCTCAATGATGACCTTGTCCTTGGGATCAAAATCAGGATTCGCCATAAGCGCGTCCAGCTCACCAACAATGGTGTCCTTCTGGCCGCGAAGGTCTGTCAAAACAGTCATTAGCGCTCTCCTAGCGCGAATAGGGATGTGGACCGCGCTAGGGGTCGAATTCCTGAATGGATTCGGGGACCAGATATTCCGGACAGCGTTCCGTTCAGGTCGAAAGCCAGCTACGGATATTATATCGCTACCTACGTGCCTTTGCGCTCGCCAGCCAGAGTCGGAGTGCCTCCCGATCCCGCTCGAGCCTTTCATCTCGGATAGAGGACACATAGGCACCCTCCCCATATGCGCCCTCGTTGACCACAGCGAACCCGATAAGGTGCGCTCGCGTATGCACCACAGCTAATCTGTCGCCGTCTTGTGTAACGAGCATGGATTCCGGGATAGGCCGGAATTCTACGGAGACGTCCCGAATGAGATCGTCCTCAATCAACGAGATTACATCCGCCGCTGCAGTGGTCCGCCCGATCTTTGCGCGTACCCAAACGCCGTCTTCCCGGTCTTCAACCTGGATGCCTCTGCCAATCAGAGGACCGCCATGCTCCCAGAAGGCAGAGACCCGTTGTGGCGCTTTTACGGCACGTGCGAAGGTGCCGCGCTTGAAGGTCTCGTCGATCCCACCACCGATATCCATTGTGAGCTCATAGGGAGCTGCTTTGACCATCATCTCCCGATTAGCGGCGTCGATATCTTTCACTTCTGCCGCGCGGTACTGGACTGCTCCAGCTTTCAATTCCTGGAGATTCATGCCGCTCCCGTTCCTGTCACATCGTTCCCATCCTGAATAGGATTCTCGTCTTCCTCATTCGTAATTCCCGCTGGAGCTACCGGCGTTGCCTCTTGCTCGCCCGTCACGAGAGCCGGCATATTCTCGAGCCGACGAACCTCGTCCACTGTCATCCAGCCATCGCCAATCGCCTGTCCATAAGCGGCGTATCTCGTGGATGTATCTGGCCGCAATAGTCCTCGGAAATCGACCACTATGAATCCACCAGTGACTGTGAGGCTCGTAAGGACTTCCTCGAAAGCTACTGCCCATGGCGCGAGGCTGAATTGGCGGAAGTCGGAATTCCTGGACTCTGCATTGCTGTACGTATTCGAGCCACCATCACTCCCACCAATCATGTACGCCGGGACGCCGAACGCATTGGCGATATCCAACAATGACATCTGGCGATTCTGGATGAGCGCGATATCTACCGGACTCAATGAGATGGGCACATATTCCGTAGTGGCGTTCAGGACCGCCACCGAACGCGAATCTCCATTGTGCTCAGCTAGCCATTGACCTTTGAGCTTCTTCGCCTGTGACTCGTTGAAATTCGGGATGGACGACTTCAGATATCCGCTCGGCACACCAGACGCGAACATGCCCGTAGCGTAGTTAATAGACTGTGCTGCCAGCGCCAGCTCCGCCGCATGCATGGCAATAACTCCGCGCGTCATGCCGTATTCATCCGGCGAGTCCAGTGGATTCTTGAGCTCCACCATTCGGTAACGCCGGCCACCTAGGTCCAGCGATCCATCACGCGCGGTATCGACCCAAGGTGCAGTCCCAATTCGCCGGACGATATCCCCATTGTCGTTCTGCTGTGGGCTCACCATATCCGGGTTGAGGAGCTTCAGCGTCCCGGCGACTGGCTCGCCGAGCGCAGATTCCTCGAAGATAAGATATCCCATACCCTTGAGCAAAGCCGAGCGAATCAGCTCTGCCCAGAATATGGATTTGGTCATGCGGCGCGCAGCTGTCTCGGGTGGACTCTCGCCGAATCGCCTATCAGGCCGATAGAGCTGTGGATCAATTGCCCATCGCGGCGGAGGCACTTCCAGGGTGGAGGTAGTTATTGTAGCGCCGCCAGTAAGTGAGCGAAATGGCAGAGCGCCAATG